TACCCAATGGAAGAAGGGCCTTCGGGGTATCGCCGCCAAAGCGATGCCCGAAGCCAGCGGCAAGCACAAGTGCGTGCATTACTTTTTCTTCCCCTTCGATTTACCCTTGGGCTTCTTCTTGCCCTTAGATCCAGACTTGCACTTTTCCGCAACGCGCTCGTTCATCGCCTCACCTCAAAAAAGCTGGCGCATGGATTGAGCCATGCGCCAGCACCGGACACAAACGCTATCTTGCCGAAACGACTACGGGTTGACCGCAACTCCGTAATTCGCATCCAGCAAGTTGACACCGTACAGCAGGTCGAACGACATAACGACGCCCTTTGCCTGGTGCTCGTAGCTGGTTGTGACTCGCACTCCAATACCGTCGATTGACTGCACGCTGGTGACCGCACCAAGAGCCGCCGGAACCGACTGCAAAGGCCGCGTAACCAGAGCCAAAACATTCCGCGTGAAGGCAAAGCTCTGAGCGGTTGAGTCAGTGTCAGAAGCCGATGGAATGTTCTGCGACATGTAAACGGTAAAGCCAAAGGCCCTACCAATGTTCGCATCTCGCAGCGCCTCGGTTGTCCCAGCCTGCTGCGCCTGCTGGAAGAGATCGCGGCCCAGGAGGTTCGCCTCATGGTCTGTCGAGAGAACCAAAACGCGCCCACCCTGGGGGCACTGCTGAGTATTGAGCACTCTTCGTGCCTCAACAATGTCATCTTCCGTCATATCCGCAGCAAGGCCAACGGTGCCACTCGCAACGCCGGTAACGGTAGCACTCGCAACATCAGTACCGGTATGGTATTCGGTACACACATCATCATCCACCTGCTGCGAAATCGGGTCGATAGCAGGAATGATGAACTCATCGCGCAGACTCTTGATGCTGGTCGCCTCGTCGCGGTCTTCCACGATAAACGCGGTGTACTTGTGCTTGTCGAGCACAACCGTGACTTCACGCGCATTCAAGTTCTCCGCAGTCAGAAGCGTAAGATCGGCATTGGTGGCAGACTGCTGTGAGAAGTCGTTCACCGTCAGCTTCACCGGCTTCCGCGTCCTGACCGTATCACCGTACTTCGAGACCTCATTCTCAAAGTCCCGATGTACGAGACCGGCCATAAGCAGGTTATCCCTCAGAACCGCGAGGCTTTCGAGCGCCCACACTTCCGGTGGATAGATCGTAGAAACAAGTGCCATTTCTCTTCAATTCCTTTTCAGCTATCTGTGGTTTCGGCGTTAATTGCCGCCTCGCGGAGGCATGCCCTTTACCTGCCCCTGCTCAACAGCTTGCCGTGATTTTTCAATATCAGCGAAATACGTTGCAGGATTCAGGAGTTGATCCTTCGTGAAAGCAAATGGCCCACCGGCGCCGCCCTTGCTGCCCCCTGCCGGAGCACCAGACCGCATCTGCCCTTCAAACAATTCAGGCAGACGATCTTCCTTAACGACCCGCTCGATGTACTTATCGACATCGAGGTCCTCTTCGCCATACTCGGTCTGCACCGTGGCGAAAATCCGTGAACCATCTTCACTCTGCTTTAACTCTGGAGATATAACCCGAAACACGTCCATCGGCTTCAAGCACTTTTGCTTCACCAGCGCATCAATAACCGTACGTTGAAAAGTCTCTTCCCGCCGCAATGTGGACTCCTTCTCGGCACGAGAGGAGGCATCCTTCAATTGCGTTTCAACTTGGTCAAGGCGCCGCTTCAACTCGATCTTCTCGGGGTCGTCTGCCGTTCCCGGGTCTTTTCCGCCCGTTTTCCCCTGCCCCCCGCCTTCCGGCTTAGCACTCTTTGCGATCTGCTCTTTGAGCTGATCGATGGTGGTTTGGAGGGTGCCGATCGACTCCGTCTGCTGACGGATTTGCTCTGCCTGTTGCCTTTTGTGTGCCTCAAGCACTCCTGTAAGTTTGTCGGGTGTCACGTATTGAGGCTCTGCTGCCTGGTCGCCTTTCCCTTTGCCATCCGCAGGTGGCGTATCACCAGGTGGCGTCTCCCCGCCAGCGGCACCCTTGCCCGACTCTCCCCCCGAGCTTGCTGGAGGTGTAGCCCCACCGCCACCTGCGCCTTCATCGGCGAAACTGCACACGGGGCCCACCTTGACACAAGGCTCACCCCTATTCCGCAATGAATAACCAAGCGACGAAAGGCCATCTTTCAATAACATAAAGTCTCCTTGCCCCCATGGGGCACTGGGGTTGATTTTAGCGAGCCATGCTCAAAGGTAAAGCACTTTTTTAATCCCGCGATTGCGGCTTCTTCTCGCCTTGCTTGTTTTTAGTATCTTCCTTCTTGCTCGGTTCTTCTTCTTTTTCTTCTTCTTCACCTCCATCTTCACCGCCGTCAACCGACATCCCGCCAAACAGCTTCGAGAGATCAGGCATGGCCATCTCCTGCGGGCTCTTGCCTACCATTGTCCCAATCAATGGATTGTTCTCAATCTCGTCCTTTATGATTTTAAGCTCTTTCGCCGTTGTGTCGCCAACCTTGCTGGCCGCAATGCGCTTATGCAGCGTTCGCAGCAATGTCTCAGAATTGACCATCTGCGCAATCTTCTCCGTCTCCTCAAGAAGGGCAGCGGTGCTGCTCATGTCGAATTCTTCAGGATATTGGACCGAGCCTTTGAATACGGGATCATCGATGGGGGTTGTCTTATTGATAGGCTCCTCGTAACGCAGCACCATCTCAAAGACCCGTTTCTCGATCTGCTCGAGCTTATCGGCAATCTTGCTCAGCATACGTGCCTCGCTGGTGCCGAAGCTCCATGCCCGGGCAACACCGGAAGCCTGGAAGGTAGTACCGCCACCACTGATTACGCCAAGAGGATCAGTGTTTGCCTGTCGATATATCTGCGTTCTCGAGTCTTCCACAATCTGCTTAAGCGCATCGAACGCGGAAGCGGGGGGCTGGAGATACTGGGCATCTTCACGACCTACACCCCCTGAGCCGGGGTTGAGCTTGAGCCAAGTATTACTGCCAACCCCCACCTCCTTCATCTCATCATCGGTCCATACAGCAAGAAATGGATGTGCATGGATAAAGCCATCGTAAGCTTGATCGCTCTCGGTCTGTGCCTTGCGTATATCAGCACGGCTTGAATACCGCAAAAAGCTGTGCCCGATCATGGGCTTTACCTCTCGCAAGCCATCAACCACCATCGGGACCATTCCAAGTTCGTGAATGCTTTCTCCAGCCCCGTTGATCTCCCATTCACCTTTACCGCCCTGCACGAAGTCAATCCATCTCACAGCCCACTGGTCATAGGTGATGAACTTAACTGCTTTGCGGTGCTTCCCATCGACACCGGCCAACGGTGGAAGATAGCGCTCTTCACGGATGCGCAAACTCTTGAGCACCTCATCGTCATCGACATCCCAATCGATAATATCGAGAGGCTTGTACACAACAACATAAGGACGAATATCAGCCGCCTTCTCCATTGCCCGGGTTACAACCGCCTCGCCCTCCTTGCTCGCCACCTCCTCCGAAGGCTTCGCCGGTGGGACATTGACCAGCACCCTTGTCGTACCGTAACTCAGAAGATTGAATGCGATCGTCTCCATCACAGAATTCCAAGACCCCCCCTTGCGATCAGCGTTGTCAAGGAAACGCTTTAGCTGCGCCTCTTGTCCTGGGAATTCACGCTTGGGCTTCTCGCTGAAAATGGCGCCAATGATCTTGCTTACCGCAAGCCCGCTTTCGGGGATGAACTGACTCAGCTCAATCCTGAAGTCGTATTGGTCTTGTGGTTCGAACTTATTCTTCGGTAGGTATTTCTTCTTATCGACGAGAGTATCGCCAACCACGTCCTGATAGCGCAGCCACTCTTCTTCCCACTCCTTGTAATCGGGGTGCTTTGTTTCAAGCTTCTGCTTTAACTCATCAATAGCTGAACTCATTCTTTCCCCCTCATATAAGCTGCGCTTCTGTCAGAGCGCGCTTGAACTCAACATCCAAACGATGGCTCTTTTTGATAAACTCATATCCAGCATTGCCAAGCTCATGGCGCCGCTGCTTATCCTGAAGTAGCTCCTTGCAGACACCGGGAATCTCTGCGGCAGGAACTTCAATGTAATGCTCTCCGTCAGTCAGAGGGCTCCAATCGGCAAGCTCGGAAACAACACAACGACGATTGGAAAGCAGGTGCATCACAACACGTAATGCGTAAAACGGGCGCCATGGGATATAGAAGAGATTGAGGTGCACGCCATCCGTATTCAGCAATCGCGCACGCCGAAACTCCATATCGCTCTCTTTGACCCAGTTGCAAATATGCGCCTTCTTCGTTCGACTCAGCACCATCGCCCGACGCTTGCTGCTGCGTCCAAGGATGTACACGCCAAGCGGATAGGGCTCGACCTTTGGCGCCTCAAAACTCTCGTGGTATCCAACGGGTGCATAATACGCCGGAAGGCCATCCTCTTGCATCCATTGTGCCGTGTGTAAGTTGTAATGGAAGATTGCTGTCGCATGGCCTTCGATACAGCACTTACGCGCTACAGAGAAATTCTTTGTTGACCACTTCCCGTAGTCAAGGCCATACGGATGGAAGCTAACGATGACCTTTGCCCCAGGCAGCTCTCGATAAGGCTCACACACGTTGTGCCCAAGGAAGAAGAAGATGTCATCTTCCTTCGCCTTCTTTGGCGCCTCGTTTCCACGAGTAAAGAACCTCGGCGTAAAGTCAAGCCCCTCGAGAACCTCAAAGAGCGCATGTGAATACACATCACCACCGAAGTTGCGTTCTGTCGGTGATTTTATGATGAACGCCGTACGCTTCATCCCTGCGCCCCCTTCAGGGTCGGCTCATAGCCAAACCGCTCGAAGTCTTCACCCGCCCACGAAATCGCATTCTCAACAATAGCCTTTTCAGTGAAGTAGTCCTTGAGCACGAAGCTCTTCACGGGGATCTGCTTAACCTTGCGAGAGCCACGCACAAAAGGCAGCCTTGAGAAGGAACGATCAATAACCTCGAGCTTTATCGGCTTGACCTTAATACCCTGGGCGACTATCTCAATCATTGCCGTCTGCGGTCTAAAGAACCATCGAGCCTTACGCAGCACCGCCTTCCCTCTTATATGATAATGGCCCTGGGAAAGACGCTCGACGAACTCCGCAAAGCCCTCTTCAGGCAGCCGTACCCGTTTGCCGAAATCGTCATGGTAGAAGGCGATGAGCCGTGTGAATGGATGCCTCACAACG